CACGTCCTATACGGCCTCCAGAAGCCTCTGAGAAGGCCGAACGCCCTGCCCTGTGAGTATGTCCTGAGATGACGTTCTTCCCATGCCTACGAGCCGCCTCAAGGGCTGATAAGCCCCCCTGTGGTTTGATGGGTGTATGGTCTCCGTGGACTGCAATCCAATTAGGAGCAATAGGCATAGGGTTTTTGTGGAAGGTAATACCCAGCTCGTCAAACTTCATAAACTTTTCAAAGCGCAGCTCAGGCAAAGCACCAAAGGCAGGCACTTTAGCCATGATGATGTTATAGAGACGATCTGTGTGATTGCTACGGATGCAATCTGTTACGCCTAACTCCCAGAGTAGGTCTACAGCTTCATTACGATCATCGTCTAAGGTCTGGGCATAGCTGCCCATGCGACCCTCTTCCCACTTGCTTATCTGTGGTAGGTCAATCTCATCGCCAATGGTTACTACTTGGTCTGGCTTAAACTTCTTGATGAAACTAGCAAGGTTACGGGTTGCAACCCTGTCATGGTATGGAACTTGTAAGTCCGAAACTACGACAATTCGCTTAATCGTCATCCTCATCTTCGTAATTGCCGAACTTCTCTGGTTCGACAGGATCAGGCAAGATCCAATGTGGATAGGCTTGAGGCTCGGTTATCATGAACATCGCAACATCCTCAGCAAAACCTGCACGCTTTAAGCTGCAAAAATACTCATAGAGGCCAATGCAATAAGCATCGAGCTTAGAGTAACCTTGTTCTTCAAGAGCCTTAGTTGCTTTTCTTGCCATAGCAGAATTATCGCTCTAGGAGAAGGTTATAAATCTCATCGACACGCCCATTAAGTCTTTTGATTTCAGACATAAGGTGTGTGATAACAAAGCCTGACAAGCCACCAAGGATCGCCAAGGTAGCTAGATACAGGGTGAAGAAGTCTGACTGTGTCACTTCTTATCGACTTCGTCTATGGCTGCTTCTAGCGCATCTGCGATGATGTCTCCTGCTGACTTACGTGCGCGGTATGACTTAATCGCTGTGCGTAGTGCTGGAAGGATCGCAACGCCTGCGATACCTGCGATGATGAGAAGTAGATTATCCATTAGATGCTCCTAACATAGGTATTTGAAAAAAAGCCTCATCATTGTCAGCTTCTTTCTTAAAGCTGAAATGCGCGTGCTTCGTATGTTTGTTAGCCCCTGTGTACTTTCGCCACTTCCAGTTAAGGATGGGTGAGCAAATTCTTCCATCGAAAATGATGTAACTGATACGCTTTTCTGACTTAGACTTGCAAGCGAGGCGAACCTGATCGACAAGATCGCCCATGTTGTCGGGCTTGCCCCCTTTGTATAAATCACGGTCGATGTCAATGGCACGAACCCAGCCATTAGCATCGGGATTATGATCGCTAGGCTTCGCCTGGTGTCTTGTGTCACCGATCCATCCATCCGAAAGGCGATCTCTATCTGGGAAGGTGTCATCAAACTGTTCCCGTAGCTGCTTAGCAGCCTTACTTAGTTGTGGCTTCATGCTTCAAATATTCTTGGTAGTCTGAGTTAGATTCGTCAATAGGAATAAATGAGATCGAACCATCCTCATTGTGCCTGACAAGGATTTCCCCGCCTGTTGCTGTTGCTTCGATTTGGTATGTCATTATAACTCCGCACTTAGGATGATTGATGCTAATGTGTTTTGTGTTCTAAGTTGCCCTGCAAAACCATTAACACCTAAAACATTTCCACCAATTTCTATATTACAGCAATTATTAGTAAATGATGACAATGATGCTGTGTCAGCAAAATCTACCGCGCTGTTTGCATAAATAGCCCAGTAATTAGTTCCATTTACTATCGTTCCAGTAGGGGCTGTTCTCATAGTTGGAAAGTTAAGTGTTCCAATAAAAACTGTGCTCGCATAATAACCGCCAGAAGCAATCGCTTTATCGTTTCCGTCATTAGTTACCTTGAAACAATACCGCTGGCACATAGCCAATTCAGCTTGAGGACTTCCACCGCTTGCAGTTTGGAAAGGTGTTGCCTTTGAGCCTCGCTCTAGCTGCCAGCCCCAAGTGTCTAGTGTGTTAGCCGTGTTTGATGGACCGTCAAGTAATAGCATTAAAAAAGACGATGTGCCGATAGTTTTACCTGAAACACTAGGAACGGCAACAGTCACGCTAAAGCGTTGCCATGATGTAGTTACGCTGTATGAACCAAGACTAGTAGCAACTTCAGTAGAACCGCCGCTGCCGAAGTTTTGAATTACTCGTGCCGTATAAGTGCGGCTAGCATCTGCTTTTGCATAAAAAGAAAAGGTTGCCGTTTGTCCTGCAAATGTTCGAGCATCTTCGATTCTTTGACCAACTGCTTGGATAGATTGACCAGACAATGAAGTGACTGCATTTCTCAAAAAGTATTGAGATTCATAACCTGCAACTGGCGCAGTACCTGGAGTAAATGCTTGGCGAGAGACTGTTATATTGAGTGTGCCAATAGTCCAAGAAAAGAATCTGTCGGCTAAATAATTTAATCCTGAAGTGGTATAGGTGAGAGATGTACCACGCTGCCAGATACCAAAGTCACCATTAATGATCTTATTCTTGCCAGCTTGACCGAAGCCGATATTCCAGACTGAAGCATCAATAGCATCGCCAAGCGTACGCATATCCTGTGCGCCGTTTTTGACAAGCCCCGTGTTATCTGGCTCAGTCCAGCCATAGTTGGGTGATAGTGCCATTAGTTAGTTCTCCAGTCGTGTAAGTCGATTTAAGTATAGCATTTAGGGTGCGCCTACTCCTGGCGGCATCGAGAAGTCTTTGGCTGAAATATAAAGAGTCATGTCCACATAGGTAGGGGTCGCATTAACAGCTATGTTCTCCACAAAGCCCTCGAAGTTTCCCCCGAGTAAGTTATTGGGAAGGTTATCGATAAAAACAGGAATGCCACAAAACATGATGAGAAGATCATCAAGCATCGCGCTAGGCAGGTCTGGATTATCTAGGCGGAATCTAATCGCTCCCAATGACCCTCTAGGCATATTGCGTAAAAGAATTTCTCGCGTACCGATATTGGCCATATCATCAAAACTGAGGATGTTAGAATTTACTGACTTTTCGAATAGCCCATAAGTTGCTATGGAATCGGGTGCGGATATGGTTAGGATTGTTGCATATCCGATGCCGTATTTATAAATAAAGCTGTTTTGTAAACGGGCACTCTGGGTCTGAGATTGGATACTGCTAGGGGTCGCATAAGAGGCATCTAATGTCTTATCGCCATAGAAAAGCAAGTAATTTTCGCGATGATCTGCATCGTCATAATTAACTAACCCATCGCTGCTTTCCCAGATTATGCCAAGTGCGCTATTAGCGATCTGATCCACAAGGGTCTGACTCTTAGCTGTAGTAGATGCGTTTATCTGAATCATGCCATATTCGCCTTGATCCACATTACCCAAAGTAGTCTCTGCTTCGTTCCAAGTAATAGTCGCTGGATAAGTTGCCCAAGTTATCGATGAAAGTATTTCATCCCATGTGCGACTTAAAGCTGATTCCAGAATAAGTTCGATTTGTTCGCCATCAAGTGCCGAAGCAAGGGCTGTGTTATAAACAGCCTTAGCTAGTTTAGAAAGTGGCCCAATGCCTAAGATAGTGCCAGTAGTGATAAAGCCTGATTCATCTGGGCTTCTGACACCAATGTTAAAGTCTGAGACTGTGCCAGTAAACATCTTAATATATGTGCCTGACGAGTTTTTAAGCTCTAAACTAATAGGCTCTGTGATATTGATGGTGAAGGGTGAGTTATCGACATTGACAATCTCTACTCGGCAGTATCCAGCCGTAGCCTGTCGGTCAATGTCTAGCCGACCAGTTGCATAGGAAACAGAAGTGACAGTCGTATAGACATCATCACCTACTGTCACCCGCCACTCTGGAAGCCATGTCATCCGATTGTGTAACCTCTCAAAGTACCGCGCTGAGCTGCATCGGTAAGTACTTGATCGATTGCTTCTGCAATAGCGTTAGGGTCTCCAATGCCTGCTTGGACTGTGATGTTGTACTGGCTAGCGGCTTGGCCTGCATAGCGAGCACCTGAAGCAGCCTCGCCTCTGCTTAAGCCTGCGCCAATACCTTGCGCAAAAGAAGCACCGTAAGCACTTTCCATGTCCACGGACGATAGCAACTTTTCTATGTAAGGAGCTGAATAAGGTGAATCTCTAAATGGTGTGGCTGTTGCTCCAGTACCCCCAGATGTGGCAGTCGCAGGGGCTTTAGTCGAGCCAGTCTGTGCAAGGTTAATCTTGCCAAGCAACATAAGAGCTTCTTCTAGATTGGTGGTGTTGATTAGATCTAAAGGCTTGAGTGTTTGCAGGATGCTCTTGATGTCTAGCAGCTTGATGTTTTGCATGCCTAATGCACCAAGCACTCTTAGATCTGCATTGAGTTTGTTAGTTGCTGCAACAATAGAGGCTTCATCCTTAGCAGCCATCGCATCTTCAAGAGCAAGGATCGACTTCTTAACATTAAGGCGAGCAGTATCGTTAGCAATCTGTAGCACCTGCTGGGAAGTAGTTGCCTTGCCTAGTGCTTCTGCCTGAGATTTAAGCGCTGCTTCGTTCTGGATCTTGTCCATGTCAAAGATTTCTTCACCCTTGGAAAGAGCAAGA